CCTGCAATTGACTGCGAGCGACCAAGCGGAGGACGCTTATTGAATGAACGCCTAGTGTGGCCGTAGAGTGTAAGTGCGTATACGCAACGAATGAGGGTCGCGCAGCGGTCACCCATAGATGGGTCAAAGTTTAAGGCTTTGTACTTAATCATAGTGTTATCCTCGCAAGCGTTATAACGCGTAAGGCGTATAACAATGTTATGTGTTGTGCGGGTTATAACCCGCGTGATTACTCATCCCCTCTGGGTAAATTCCCAGTATATTATATTATACCACAATGTTATGTGTATCCAATGACGGATGGAGAGCGTGCTGTGCGTTTGTGGCTAGCGTAATGTTATGCAATGGACGTAACATTATCCGGAAACGTAACATTAGACGTAACATTATGAAGCCCAGTAAAGACGCGGTCTGGAGGTACGTTGCTATGTGTAATGTTATAATGTTATGTAAAAATAAAAATTAAATACTCTCGTGAGGATTTTCATATGCCCTATGCAAACAACGCAGGAGGGGGGTGAAACAAAGAGATTGGCTGTATTTTTCACGTAACATTATAAAAACGTAACATTACAAGGGAATTCCCTTGCATAACAATACGTTACAGCGTTTTCTTTTGTTACGTCTCAGGAGTAGCCACGTAACATTACCCATTTCGCATAACAAAACCTTCCGCCCCCCTCATTACTATCATGTCAATATGTTGGTAAACCCTTGATTCTATTGGATTTATTGTGTCCTTCCGCCCCTCTCACAACTATCACGCGGCTCGGTCGATGGATTTTTGCGTTATAACGCGCACAGCAAGTAACAATGTTATCCAGTAAAAAGCCAATCGGAAGATTCACGTCACTTTGTGGGACGATATGATATAAAGGTGAAGCCAGTTCACTTTCAACCGGACTCACTGGCGGTCCGAGGAGATTCCACAATGGAAAATCAAAAAGACGTTATAGACACAGTTCGCTCAGAGATTGGTCAGACTTTGGCCGGTATTGCTAATTGCCGCGACTTGGAGATACTGGAGAATTCACTGGAGAATATTTCAGTCGGTCAGATCATCAATGTGGTGGGTGATGCCGCCGCTATCGAGCGTGGTGCGGCCGTAGCCATAGCGGTGAAGTTCAATCAGCAGATGGAGTTCGATTGGTTCAGCTGTAAGTATCGTGAGATTTCAGACGAGAATAAAATTTGGGAGCCGGTACGAGCCGAGCTTGTGAAGGGACTACGAGGCAAGGGACACGCCAACCCTGCCCAGTTCGTGAAACGTGTTAAGGATCACGGAGAGGGACTCAGACACGGCTACGTCACCGAAGAGGATAAGCAGGACGGAGCCAAAAATCGGCTCCCGTTTGATCGGCTTGAGCAGGAGCTTGGCAAGCTTTACAAGTATCTTAATAACCCTAGCAATGACGAGGTGATCAAGGCTGATCCCCAGTACAAGCGCATCGTTAAGGCTAACGAAGCTATCACTAAGACTCTACGTGACGATCTTGGCATCGACTTGAACCGGTACAGCAGCGCCGACTAACACAGTCGCGATCTAACCGAGCCCAGTAGATTCCGGTCTACTGGGCTTTTTTTGTCCTTCCGCCCCTCTCATTACTATCACCCCATGTTCGCTATTCGCCCTGGACTCGCTTCGCTCATCTAGGGCGAATATCGGAAAAAATTTTTTCGCCCTGGAATCGCTTCGCTCTTACCAGGGCGAAAAGGGCTAGGAGTAGCAGAGTACACAGAGTTCTTCTCGTCCTTCCGCCCCTCTCATTACTATCATGCGGCGCGCATGATGGGCGGTATCGCCTGTCCGCGTTATAACGTGTACCAGTAATAACAATGTTATTCGCTGAAAATCCAATCGGAAACTTTTCATCACAACGTGGGACAATATGATATATTGGCAAAGCCAGTTCACTTTTAACGGGGCCTACTGGCAGCCCCAGGGAGATTCCAATAATGGAAAATCAAAACGACAACATAGTAGACGTATCAGGCAAGCAGCTGTCCAAAGAAGAAGTAACAAAATTACTGGAGAAATACGGAAAGCAGCGGGCGAGTAAGATTGACCAGGTAGCAATGAGTGAGGCCCTGGTAGGAAAGGTGACTATACCCAGAATCCTTGACGTAGTGGGTGACGCCGCATCAGTAGAACGTGGCGCCTCAGTAGCAATTGCCATGATGTTCAATCAGCAAATGGACATTGACTGGTTTGAATGTAAATACCGAGAGATTTCAGATGACAATAAAATCTGGGAACCGGTACGGGCCAAACTGGTTAAGGGGCTGAACGGCAAAAAGCACAGCAACCCTGGTCAATTCGTTAAGCGGGTCCGCGAGCATGGAAAGGGGCTGCGGTACGGATACCCAGAGCAGGATGAAAACAAACCCAAAGAAGACGGGCCGAAGAATCGCCTGCCTTTCGACCGGGTAGAGCAGGAACTGGGCAAACTGTACAAGTACCTGAACAACCCTAGCAACAATGACGCTATCCAGGCTGACCCGAAAGTAGAGCAGCTGAAGAAAGCCAACGAGTCGATTACCAGGACGTTGCGCGACGATCTCGGAATTGATCTGAACCGGTACAGCAGCGCCGACTAACATAGTCGAAACCCAACCAAGCCCAGTAGATTTCGGTCTACTGGGTTTTTTTATATCGGAAAAAAATTCGCGAGACCATGTCTCCGCTACGCTACAACATGGTCTCGCGGGGGCGCCTTCGATTACGGGGTTGGGGGGTGGGGCAAGGGTACTGGGAGGGTATGACCCCAAAAATAATTATCGTGCCAGGCCCCCCCTATGTTTAGTAAAACGCACAAACGATACCCACCCCCATACTTTCCCATAACTTTGTCCCACAACCCCACCCCCTCAATACAGGAAACACCCCCCTTGATGGTACCTGCTTGCTTCGCACCCCGCCCCCCTATATAGTTTCTAGCGGGAACGCATTTTTCTTACTCCTTGAGCATTCCCTAATTTGCCCCTGTCGAGTCTCCACTGTGCTCCAGGGGCCTTTTTTGGGTTTACTTTTTTGTTTCTCGCCATATACTTGGCACTACCTGGTAATCTACTACCTGCAAAGCTATGGCAAATGTAAGCATTGAGCCAAAAAAAGATAAGCCCGTCCCCTACGATCTACGGGACGAAAAGACAGACACTATGCTAGATGAGATGGCAGTTGCAGGTAACACTGCCGAACTGCGAGAGGCGCTCGGCGCTAACTTCGATCTAGACGAAGCAGACGTAGATCGAGAGAAAGAACTAATCGAAGCTGTTGTTAAGCAACAGGAAAAGAAACTCCTCACCCAGCCAAACACGGCATTTGCCGCCGCAGCCTTCCTGCGTACGTATGGCTCGCAGCTCGCGTTAGACGCTGCCCAGGCCAGGGCTGCCATCACTAACAAGTTGATGGAAATTGCGAATTGTGGTGACCCCCGTTATGAATTGAAAGCCTTGGAGTTACTAGGTAAGCACAGTGATATCGGCATATTTACCGAGCGTAGCGAGATTACCATTAACTACAAAGACCCTGCCTCGTTAGAGGAGGAGATCAAGGCGCGAGTCAAACGCCTGCTGAATGCCAGTGTTGTAGAGACTGTGCCGCTAGGGGAGTCATTAGACGAAGAGCTTGGCGTGTATACGCCAGAGGATGAGGATAAGACGGATGGCGACGAGTCCGTTTGATAACATATCGCTAAAAGACATTCCGAAAGTACTTCCGCTGTTATCCCTAGAAGAGCAGGAGCAACTGCTTGCCCAGCTTACTCACCTGGAGAAGCTAAAAGGGCGCAAACTGGCGGAAGAAAAGTTCATCGAGTTCGTTAATCAGATGTGGCCTAGCTTTATTGGGGGCAGGCACCACAAGATTATGGCCGAGGCGTTCGAGCGGGTGGCCCGTGGAGAGCTTAAAAGGCTGATCATCAACATGCCACCCCGTCATACCAAGTCTGAGTTTGCCAGTTATCTGTTACCGGCATGGTTTTTAGGCAAATACCCGCACAAAAAGGTCATTCAGACGTCCCACACTGCTGAGTTAGCGGTGGGGTTTGGTAGAAAAGTGCGAAACTTGGTCGATTCCGAGGCGTACGGTGAGATATTTCCTGATCTGACGCTGTCTTCAGACAGTAAAGCAGCAGGAAGATGGAACACAAGCAAGGGTGGGGACTACTTTGCGATAGGTGTAGGCGGTGCGGTTACTGGTAAAGGTGCGGATTTGCTAATTATTGACGACCCGCACTCGGAACAGGAGGCTGCACTAGCTGATATTAACCCGGAAATCTACGATAAGGTCTATGAGTGGTACACCTCAGGGCCAAGACAGCGTCTCCAGCCTGGCGGGGCCATCGTGATCGTGATGACACGGTGGGGTTTGAGGGATTTGACCGCCCAGGTTATGAAATCTGCCGCCCAGAGGGGCGGTGATGAGTGGGAAGTGATCGAATTTCCGGCGTTAATGCCGTCTGGTAACCCCCTGTGGCCAGAATTTTGGAGCTTAGACGAGCTGGGGGCGTTGAAAGAGGAACTTCCAGCCGCTAAATGGAACGCCCAGTACCAACAACAGCCCACATCAGACGTTTCCGCCATAGTTAAGCGGGAATGGTGGAACAAATGGGATAAAGATGAACCTCCCCAGTGCGAATATATCGTTCAGTCCTGGGATACGGCGTTTGAGGCCAATAATCGCGCTGACTACTCGGCTTGTACAACGTGGGGCGTGTTCTATAACGAGCACACCAACACATCAAACATTATTTTGTTGAATGCGTACAAAGACAGGATGGAGTTTCCGCAGTTAAAGCGGGTTGTAGTAGAGCAGTATGACGACTACGAGCCTGATTCTCTGATTGTGGAAAAGAAAGCTTCGGGCGCTCCGTTGATCTACGAGTTGCGAGCTATGGGTATACCGGTTAATGAGTATACTCCCGTACGTGGAGCGGCCAACAACCCGAATAACAAGATGGCTAGACTTAACGCTGTTTCTGATCTATTTGCATCTGGTATAGTATGGGCACCAGACCGTCGCTGGGCTGACGAGGTGATCGACGAGGTCGCAAGTTTTCCAGCGGGCGAGCACGATGACTACGTGGATAGCACCATAATGGCGCTAATGCGTTTTAGGCAGGGTGGTTTT